GAAGGTGTACCAGATCAGTTTGAGTTCAGAGGCTCGGTCATCTTTATCACCAACTTGAAGTTTGACACAATGAAAAGCCAAAAATTGCGTGATCACTTGGATGCACTCCAGTCACGTTGTCATTACCTAGACTTGACCCTGGATACCATGCGTGACAAAGTGTTGCGTATCAAGCAAATTGCCAAAGATGGTGCACTGTTTTCAGAATATGATTTTGAAGAATGTGTGCAGGACGAAATTGTTGAGTTCTTGGACACCAACAAGAACAGTATGCGTGAAATGAGTCTGCGTATGGCAATCAAGATTGCAGACTTGCGTAAGAGCTTTCCCTTAAAGTGGAAAGAAATGGCTCGTGTGACCTGTATGAAGACTGCATAATGGAAGAAGATATAGGATGGCTATGTGTGATACTGTTTGTATTTTTTAGCCATCCTATACTGGCAGCATTTTTAGCGTTTTTGTTAGTGAGTGTTTGAAGTTGCGTTTGGTTGTTTCCTTTTGCTATAATCCGCTTTAGCTCCTGGGTTATAGTTTTACCCCAAGTGGCAACACTTGGGGTTTTTTATTTGCGTAAATATGTTATACTAACATTATGAAAACATTTCCCTACATTGAAGACTACTTGGAAATCATTGCTGGCTATAGGGACCTGTTGGGCACCACTGCACATTTGGCATTTGCCGAGTATAAACCAATTGTAAATCTGGCCAGATATGATGTTAAAATATTGGAGTCAATGTCTTGGTCTACTCTGGAAGGCACTGCATTGACCGAACGGCAGGGTGAGCTAGCAGTCAAATTGGTACTCAAGTACGCCAGGCAGTTGGCACAAAAGGGCATTGATGTTGGTCCCGCTGAATCTCCCCATTGGCGCTGCCCTTTGCGAAAAATGGACTACAGCCGCCGCCTTTACATCAATGACGATCAACTGTATCTACGTTTTCCTTATGAGAATCAATTGATTGAAGACGTAAGACACTTTGGCAAAGACAGTCAAGGTTCTGTACATTGGAACAAGGAACAAAAAGTCTGGCAAATTGCACTGACAGAATACAATCTCAGTTGGATGCACACTTGGGCCTCATTCCAGGGTTTTGAAATTGCTGCAGAGGTCACACAATTGCTTGATGCTATCAAACAAGTTGAACAATCTGACTATGCAGTTGAATTGTCAATCAACAACAATCAACTGGTAATTCAAAATGCTCAACAATCATTGATCCACTATGTTGAAACCAACTTGGGTGGGTTTGGCCTGGACAATCTATTGCGACTGGTGGACCAAAGTGCAGTATTGGGCTACACATTATCCGCGGAAATTGAATCAGCAGTCACAGAAACCTACGGTACACAAATATTCAATCTCTTGAGTTCTCGAGAAATCAAAATCAATCCTGAATCGCCCACATTTGAATCGGAGCTTGATCAGGTATTTGAGTATGCCGGACTTGTTGATCGTTGGCCTGTTGTGGTATACGAATCGTCGGGTAGCCAGCAATTAAAAATTGCGGTTGAATCTCGAATGGACTTGGCTGCTGATCGATTCATATACAGTAATAAACCCAATCGAAGCCTGCAATCAATTCCCTTGTTGGTAAGTAGTGCTGGTTTAATATTTGGCGGCGACAAACAAATAATGATCCAACGTGCCGAAAAGGTTGTATACTGTGCTGCGGAAGTATATAATACAAAACAAGTAACAAAGGTAAAAAGCATTGCAAGCTAAAATCATTATTCGCGATGAAGTAAATGTCAAACTGGAAGGACTGGAATTAACCACACGTAAAAAACTAGTGGACCGATTCAAGTACGAGATCCCGGGTGCACGCTATCAGCCAAGTGTGCGCTTGGGGCGGTGGGACGGCAAAGTTCCGTTTTTCAACTTGGGCGGCACTACCTATATCAATTTATTGCCTGAGATCATACCTTTCCTAGACAGCGAAGGCTACGATGTTGAGCTGATTGACCAAAGAGAATACTCAACCAAGTTTGAGTTTGCTGAAGCCACTGAAGATATGTTTGCTGATCATAATTGGCCAGCAGGCCATCCACGAGCCGGGGAACCAATACGCCTAAGAGACTATCAAGTGCCTATTCTAAACAACTTTTTTAGCAATCCGCAAAGTCTACAAGAAATAGCCACTGGTGCCGGCAAGACTATCATGACTGCTGCATTGAGCAAGAGCGTGGAAAAATATGGGCGAAGCATTATTATTGTTCCCAACAAAAGCCTGGTAACTCAGACCGAAGATGACTATCGAAATCTAAGCCTAGATGTAGGTGTTTACTTTGGCGATCGCAAAGAATACAATCGCACACACACTATTTGTACCTGGCAAAGTCTAAACAACATGCTGAAAAACACAAAATCAGGAGAAGCCGAAGTTGAAATTGGTGACTTTATCGAAGGTGTGGTATGTATCATGGTGGATGAGGTTCATATGGCCAAGGCAGATGCACTCAAAAGTCTGTTGACCGGAGTATTTGCTCACGTGCCAATTCGATGGGGACTCACTGGAACAATTCCCAAAGAAGACTATGCACGGGTCAGTATATTTTGCAGTCTAGGCTCAGTGGTAGGAAGTTTAAGTGCCAGTGACCTGCAGGAAGCAGGACATCTTGCCAACTGTCATGTCAATATAGTACAATTGGTGGACTTTGTGGAATACAAAGACTATCAAACAGAGTTAAAGTATTTGTTGGAGACCGATGGCAGGTTAAACTATATGAGTACATTGATCACAAGAGTAAACGAAACCGGCAATACCCTGGTCTTGGTAGATCGTATTGCCACAGGCAAGCTATTGGTAGAACGACTGGGTGAACGTGCAGTATTTGTAAGTGGATCAACCAAGGCAACAGCAAGAAAGGAAGAATATGATGCAGTGGCGGTATCATCTGATAAGATTATTGTGGCGACTTACGGTGTGGCCGCTGTGGGTATTAATATCCCTAGGATTTTTAATTTGGTTCTTGTGGAGCCCGGAAAGAGCTTTGTCAGGGTTATACAATCAATTGGGCGAGGTATTAGGAAAGCGGAGGACAAGGACTTTGTACAAATCTGGGATATCACAAGTACTTGCAAATTTGCGAAAAGACACCTGACAAAAAGAAAAGCCTTCTACAAAGAAGCACAATATCCGTTTACGGTAGAGAAAGCAGATTGGCAATGAGAATTTTAACACTAGACAACACATCCTATGAGATGAATGAGATACCCAACGAAATAGATGAAATTCGTTTTTGTGTATTAGACAACAGTGATCCCAAGGATCCTGATTATTTTTATATTCCTTTGATCTTTTTGGAAAGCTTCAACAGTCCGGCCCTGGTGCTAAAGATTGGAGAGAACGTGATACGTATGCCGGTAGATTGGCAAATCTTGATTGGTGAACCTGACTTTGGTGACCTTGAAGTAGTGCCGTTGACCAGTATCAACGATCGTGGGTTCAGTGTGTTTTGTTTCAATCCCTTGACCAGTTTTAGGCCAAAGTTTGATCCTGTGGAAATCGTGGATATCTATCAGGATGTCAAATGGTATTTTCCCAAGTTAAAACCTGGGCAGATGTTGGCAGTGCCGCTGACTAGAGAACCTGAAAGTATGTGTGCATACTTTATCAAAGACATTTCACGTCAAAGTGAGGTTGTAGATTACAGCAAGGTATGGTAATGAATGCCAAAATTTATGAATCGCCTGACGGTGGATGGACAGTTTACGAAAGACAAGTGGGCAGTACCGCACGAACACTGATAAACGACAATCGCTATTCAATACAAAGTCAGCTGAAAGAAGATCAACTATGGGATCAAATACGTAGACTGGCCAGGACAAATCCTGGATTGCAGTCAGAGCTTGAACGTGTTATAATATATTATAATTTAATCAAAGACAATGGCAACTAAAAAACCCGCTGCTAAAAAACCCGTTGACTACAGCAGCAAGCTGTACATTGGCAATGAACTACGTGCATTGGATCTCAAGGTACGAGACTATTACGACAGCATGGACGAAAAAGAAAAGAAAGACCTTGCTCCATATCAGTTTATACGCTGGGGTGCCACTGTAGAAGGTACTGCAGATGTGCAGGCCTATTATCTGATGAGTGCCAATGAAAGATTGAACAAACACTATTTTGATATCAGTGCTGCACAACATAAAAAACTGTTATGGTTGTTGGCCACCACCATAAGTCCCGGAATGGGTGCACAACGACACACCTGGTTGGCAGGTAAACGACGCGACAGCAGCAATAACAAAAATGAAAAATTGCTAAGGGAAATTTATCCCACTGCCAAGGTAGACGAAATAGAATTAATGGCACAATTAAATGATAAAAGCGATCTTAGAGAGTTGGCAAGAAACCATGGTTGGGATGACACAAGAATCAAAGAGTACTTATAAATGTCGCTACTGTGCCAAGGACTTTCGCAAGGAATCAACCCTCACGGTACATCTTTGCGAAGCCAAACGTCGGTGGCAACAAGAACGAGAAACTGGGGTACAGTTGGGATTCCGAGCATACATAAGATTTTATGAAACCACACAAGGCAGCGCACGGCTGAAAACATATGAAGATTTTGTCACTAGTCCTTATTATAATGCTTTTGTTAAATACGGCAGATATTTGGTCAATATACGTGCTATCAATACTGTTAGTTTTACAGATTGGCTCTTAAAAAACAATAAAAAATTAGATTTTTGGTGCAAAGATAGTCTATACGAAGAATGGCTTCACGATTATCTACGTAGAGAAGCTGTGCAGGATGCACTAGAACGATCATTAAAGGAAATGCAAGCATATGCGGACAATCATTTGGAACTTCGTAATGGGTTTACTGACTATTTTCGATTTGGTCAATCTAATCGTATTTGTCACCATGTTAGCACTGGTAGGATCAGTCCTTGGGTTATGTATAATTCCGGCAGCGGCATTGGTTTCTTGGAGTCACTCAGTGAGGAACAAATTACACTTGTGATGCCCTGGATTGATCCCGAGCACTGGCAACAAAAGTTCAAAGACTATCTGGCAGACACTGAATGGATCAAGGATATTTTGCAGAAAGCAGGACTATGAAGTTCAGAAGTGACATTGACATAGACTTTGGTGATAGAGATATGGCATTAAAATCATTGGATTTAACCCCTGCCAGCATTTCACGTGACAATAAACTAGTGCGTCACAATACAGGAGTATATCCCACTGCAATTCCTGTAGATCCGTTCTTGGGCATTGCCAGCATAGACTACAAAACCGCAGAAGATCTTGGCTACACCAAGTTGGACTTTTTGAATGTTTCGTTATATACGCAGATAAAGAATGAACAACATCTGGCAGAATTGATGGCGCAGGAGCCGGCTTGGGACAAGTTATATGACCCAGAATTTTGTGCACAACTTATACACATTGGCTCACACTATGACTTGTTGATCAAATGCCCCGAAGCAGTTAATACTATTCCGCGGTTGGCCATGTTCTTGGCCTTGATTCGTCCGGGCAAGCGTCATTTGGTGGGCCGGACCTGGGGCGAAATTGCAGAAACCATATGGGAACCTGACACTAACGGCGGGTATGCATTTAAAAAGGCGCACGGAGTTGCCTACGCACACCTAGTTGTTGTAAACATGAACCT